GCCATACGAAGCATATTACTATCTTTCATTGTTTGAACAAGTGTAATACCAATAGACTTAATTTTAACATCATCTGTTTCATGGACATTGTATATATCTGGTTCATTTGTTTTTACAAGATATAGAAACTTTTGATTTTGTTCGCATTTTATACTAGTTTGTATAATAGGAATATTTATTTTTTCAGGTATCTTAATATTGTCATTTATGTTATCATCGATAGTTTTAAATTCTGTAATATCTTTTGTTTTTCTAATAACATCAACCACATTACTTTCGTCAAAGTTGTAAAGTTTTGGTTTATATTTTAAGTCATACGGCCATATGTAAATGCCTCTACAAGTATAATTAAGAGTTTTTGATAATTCATTTATATGCGATATTGTTTCTTTATACATATTAAAGTAATTTTTTACTTTATAATTACAAACATCAATCGTATTGTCTGGTGTATATTGTTTATCTAATAAATTATATATAATATTAAGTCTTTCGGGTAATGTTTTATTAATTAAATAATTTCCTTCATAACTTATTATATCATTTATAAGAAAAGTCCATGTATTATCATGACATTTTACCATTTCACCATCCAATAATGTGTTCTTAAAGAGACTTTTTTCAAATAATCCTCTGCCAAAAATAATACGAGGTCGTTGATAACCTGGGTGTATTTTTTTATCTATATAATATATTATTTCAATATCGTTATATAGAGTAAAATAAAGATAATATCTATTACCATTTGAACGTAAGTTCATTAGATGATTAGATAAAATAAAATTAATATTTGTATTATCAAGATTATGATGATGTCGTTGTAAAATTTTGATTTTATATAAAGAGTTTAATTCGTCTAATACAATATCTTTATGTTCATTGCTTTTAATATTAAATGCAATTCTATTTGAAAAACTTATAATACCCTGCATTTTTATTTTGTATTATAATATCTAAATGTATCATTTTTTTAAATAATATATTTTCATTATCAAACGCTTTAATTATTCAAATAACTTATTAATAATATTTGCCAATGGTCCATTTTCAGGAATACCATTTTTAACAAAAATATCATACTCTCCATTAATATTAATGTTATTTATAACGTGTTTCCATATTATAAATAAAAAAAACAGAGGTGTAAATATTAATAATTCATTTATATAAATTAACTTTTCATAATGATATAAATATAATATAATGACAGGTATTAATTTTAGTATTAAAATTAATACCACCTCTATAAAAAGTATTCTCATATTATATTTTTTTATTAAATAATACGTGTATATCAATACAATAATATTTACAATTAATGATAACACTAATGAATAAAAAGGTGGGTATATCTTAATATATTTATTAAAAATAATAAATATAATAAACCACAATATTATCCAATAGGTAAAATAAAAGTCCATTCTCATTATAATATATTCTTAATATATTACGAATATATTATATATATTACGAATATATTATTTAATCTAAATACCTTGATATTTTTTATTTTTCTAATAATGATAATAAATAAAATGAGTACATAATTTAATTATTTGGAGAAAAAATATAAAATGTTAAAAATAATAGAAATATATAATTATGTACTCAAAATATATTCCTTAAAGATTTGCAAATTATTCATAATAATGGTAATAAATAAAATGAGTACATAATTTAATTATTTGGAGAAAAAATATAAAATGTTAAAAATAATAGAAACATATAATATACGCTACCGCTACTCAAAATATATTCCTTAAAGATTTGCAAATTATTCATAATAATGGTAATAAATAAAATGAGTACATAATTTAATTATTTGGAGAAAAAATATAAAATGTTAAAAGTTATAGAAATATATAATATACGCTACCGCTACTCAAAATATATTCCTTAAAGATTTGCAAATTATTCATAATAATGGTAATAAATAAAATGAGTAGAGTAGCGTATAATCTTTTTATTTGGAGAAAAAATATAAAATGTTAAAAGTTATAGAAATAAATAATATACGCTACCGCTACTCAAAATATATTCCTTAAAGATTTGCAAATTATTCATAATAATGGTAATAAATAAAATGAGTAGAGTAGCGTATAATCTTTTTATTTGGAGAAAAAATATAAAATGTTAAAAATAATAGAAATATATAATTATGTACTCAAATTATAAATGTATTCTATCTGATAACTTTAAAGACTTTGAACCATCATTTAAAGCACATAGAGGCACATTTGCTATAGGTAAATCACTTTTATTTGGTTTAATACTATAATTAAAAATTTCATAATAATCATACGTAGGGTCTTCGCTTTCCACTAAATCTGTAGTATATACTTCTTCAAGTTCTTCTTCAAACTTACTATGTTTTTTATATTCATGTGAAAAAGGTATTATAATCTCTTCATCAAATCCTATATTTTTTACTGTATCCCCATTTTTATATATATTAAATACATTTTTATTATCAAAGTCAATACTGTTTTTATTAGTAAATATTACTGGTTCTTCATTATACAATTTTACTAATGTTTGAGGTTTTACATATTTCTTTTCATCTATTTTGTCGAATGGTCTATAATTATTTTTATATACATTTTCATCGTGTGGAACATATGTTTTTATATTTTTTGTATTCAGTTGCTGAGTATTATAATAATATATTGCACATATTGCTATCATAATAGAAAATATTAGTAAAATAACTTTAACAATATAATAATCTTCACTTTTCATAATATACTTTATTTACTATATTAAAATAAATATTTAATCATCATCTTCGACAAACATAAGTTTTTTTTTATTATCTATATCTTCGATAGCATCATTACCATAATTAATTTCTTCATTATCTTGATAATAAGATACTTTAAACTTATTGGCATTATAAAACTTCATTCGTGCTACTGCTTTTCTTTTAAAACAATACAAATCATCCTCAATATCTATACATAGAGGAATATATTTTCTTTGTTGTGGTGTTTCGCGAAGAATACGCCCAATTGACTGTTGAATATCCGAAATTGGGGATGCAAATATTAAAGTGTTTAATGATGGAACATTAAATCCTTCAGATGCTAATTGAAAAGTAGCAAGAATGATTTGTTTTTCGGAAGATTTATTTAAATCAATTTGTTTCATTCCACCGACGTAATAACCATAATCTTTATTCGCAATATTTTCATTTATGATAAAGTCTTCAATATCTTTCAATTGTTTTCTTCGTTCGCTTAATATTAATATGCGACGTTCTGGCTCTTTTTTCAAAATATCTTTTAGAATACTAATAATATATTCTGTTCTTGGAGCAAAAGAACATATGTTATTAATCATAGCAGCTATATTATCTCTACCATTCCACATCTTAAGGACTGTCGAATAATCAACGTGAGTTTCAAAGTATTTATGCACTTGTATATTGACATCTATAAATTCTTTATTCTTTAAATTATATACAGACTTCCCGATATAATATTCAAATACTTTTCGCAATCCATCTTTACGATCTAATGTTGCTGATAATCCTAAAATTATCGGATTATTAAGTTTTTGGAAAGCACGACAAAATACTTTTGCACCAGCATGATGAACTTCGTCTATAATTACAAAACCAATGTCGCTAAAAATATCTAATTCATAATCTCTCATAGCCAATGATTGCAAAGAAGCAATAATTATATCTTTGTTTTCAACATCTACCTTACTTTGTTTAATACTTCCAATTCTTGCTTCAGGTGCAAACTCTTTTACTGTATCTAAAAATTGTTGATTTAAAAAGTCTTTGTGACTAACAAACATAGTTTTTTTCTTAATTTGACAAGCAATATATAAACTCATTATAGTTTTTCCAAAACCACAAGGAACTGATATTATCCCACCCATTTTTAGAGGGTTATGTGCAACATCTAAAAACTTTGAAACAGGTTCTAATTGCGCATCTCTTAATTTTCCAATAAAATTAATATCAATGTCTTGACCACCTGTTAATCGATTAACGCGTGGTTTTCCATAATTACAAAGCCCATAATATCGCGGGACATATATTCTTTTAGATGTTTCTTTGTATAATATAAAAGTTGTATCATCGTTTTTATTATTACCCATATCAAAATTAACACGAGGTTTCATTGTTAAATTATCACGCAATTTTTTTAATTCTTCGTCATTTAATGTTGATTTTGCGATACTATATCCATTTATTGATAACATTTTTTTGTTATATTGTTAATACATATATAGATATCTATCATTTTTTTATATGAAATTATAATATAGGATAAAGAAAAAATAACAATGATAATGATAATTAATGGATTTAGATTAATATCGTTAATTATATTATTTATGATTTTTATAATAAAAGATATACAATACAAAAAATTATTTAAAGACCCATTAATGCAGTTATATTTAGCAATAATTTGTATAACTATTATAATGTTAATAGATAATATAACAGGTTTTATTTTAACAATAGGGCTTTTATTAATATATTTTAGAATATATACAAAAGAAATAAAAAATAAAACAGAAGAAACGAAAAATATAAGTATTGCTAAATTTACAAATGAAGTTGATAAATGCACTATGGATCATCCATCTATAAAAAGTATAGTTGAAACCGCCACAGATTGTAATAAGGTTCCGTATATAACAGAAGAAAACTTATTAGCAGCACAAACAAATATTTATAATATTGATAATTACGATACAGAGGTTGGAGAATTATCAAATGAAATTAAAGCGGGTCCGTTATATAACTCGCAAGGATTAGATAATAATAATCATCATTTACGCGGTTATGATACAACTACTACTATATTAGGAACTATGAACTATAATATATACGAACAATAAATATTAATATTATAATAATATTAATAATATTAATATTTAATAATATTAATATTATTATAATATTATATTATAGATATTATTAAAAATATGAACGAATTTTTTGTATCAAAAAATGAAAATGGTGAAATTATAAAAAATATATTTATAACAATTGGATTTACTGTAGCATGTATAATTATTGTAGCATTGCTTGCATGGGGATATTATAGTTATGATAATAAATCATTATTCATAATAATATATTCTGTTATGGTATTAATATATTGTATTGTTATAATATCAGTTATAGCAATAGATAATAATAATTATGATACAACATCATATACGATAATATTTTCAACAACAATATTTACAGTATCTGTAACATTTTTTGTATTTGTTTTATTTATTTATAAGTTTTTTAGTATGAAAAAATAGCAATGAAAGAGTAATAAACTTTAATTATCGATAGATTATTAAATATATTGGAGTAATATCAAAGTATATAAAATTACAAACAGAGAAACTGATTTAATATATATATCGAATACATTAAGATTTTCTTGTAAATATTCAGGAACTTTTTCATATAAATTATTAATTATACCAGTGTGATATATCAATATAGCTAAAATTACAATTACAAGACTTTTTTTTATAACATCAAAATCAATGTACGTATATGGGAAGTTATCATTTTTTTCTGCGACTACATTCTTATTTTGATTATTTGCGTCATTTTGTGATTGTTGATTATATTGTGGTTGATTATATTGTGGTTGATTATATTGTGGTTGATTATATTGT